AACAAAAAATACGATCAACAAATATTAATTCACAAAATAACTTAGATAAGGAAACTAATAACTCAGATAAGGAAACAAATGATAATATTAGTTATACAGATATGGGAAAATATGCTATCCCAACTAATTTATCAAAGATTACGAACGGTTCTTTGTTATTACATTTGGATTCCAAAGGAAATAAAGTAAAAATTACCGAATTAATAGAAGGAACAGAATATGATTATATTATCTTTTTAGATGATTGTACTGGTGCTAAAAATATTAAATTTTTTGTTAACCAACGCACAAATAATAATAATAAACAAGACGTTGTTACTCTTGAACAACAGCCACAATTTAATACTAAATCATGTATTTATCAAATTGATCCCAAAAGTGATATTACTCTTCCAATGCTGTATTATGAAGGTGAATCAAATTCCTTATATCAACCACATGGAAACGGTATGATCTATTCAAATGGACATATTAAAATGTCTGGTACATTTGAAAAAGGTCATATTACAAACGGTATATTATTTACAGAACATAATACAAATACGTGTATGCATTATGAAGGATCATTTAAAAATGATAAACCTGAAGGAGAAGGCATATTTTATGATAATAAAGGAAGTAAAACATACGAAGGTCAAGTTTCAGATGGTAAACGTCATGGTGATGGTATTTCATATTGGTTAACTGGTGCAATTAATTGGAAAGGAAGATGGCATAATGATAGAAAACATGGCAAAGGGACATTATATGCGGATGACAATGCTTTAATATGTAATTGTATTCATGATAATGATCAATTTGTTGATTTTATAACAGATTAAGTATTTAAGTATTAAATTTAAACTTAAACTTAGTTTATTATTTTTTTATAATATAACAATCAAATAATTGAAAATTTTCTAATATAAACATAGGTCTTATAAAATAAATAATATACATTATATTATATTTAAATGGATAAACAACAATTAGCTCAGAATAAAAATATTTTAGTAATTTACGAATTGCCAAAAAATCAAAATGATAATATATTGTCAGAAGAGACAGAAGCTTCATTTTCAGTATTTCCTAATATGCCTTTGTTAAAATATGGATTTTACTACTTTATTCATCAGACAAAAAATAAGATGGAAATGTTCGAAAAACCTGAATTAAAAAATAAAGAACTACATAAAATTGTTAATGCATTTGAAGATGTTGTTCCACAAGAAGATTTTGTAAAACAAACTAGAAATGACATTATTAAACCATCTGATGATATTAACAGTTTTAGTATTAAATATTTTGATTCTGAACGTATTATTTCCAGAGCATTTTATAAATTATGGGAATTAATTATGATGTTCGATCTTATACCTGATAAAAAAGGAATCGTATCTCTACATATTGCAGAGGCACCTGGATCATTTGCTCAATCTGTAATTTATTATCGCAAAAAATTTTTCAAAGACAAATCATCATCTGATAGATATATTGCAACATCAATTGAACCATCAAAAAATGCTTCATCTGGATATGTTCCTAGTTTTAATACAGATCTACTATCAAACACAAACAAACAATTTACAAAATGGTCGTATGGTGATTCTGATTTAACTAAACCGAATATTATTAAGAAATTTATTGAGGACAACTCAGTATCAAAGGCTGATTTTATTACTGCAGATGGTGGTTTTAATTGGAAAGATGAGAATTATCAAGAACAAGAAGCATATGTGTTATTATTGTGTGAAATTTATTGTGCATTAAAATGTCAGGCCGAGGGTGGATCATTTGTTATTAAATTTTTCGAAACATTTACTGAACTAACAGTAAAAATGATTGAAATCTTAAAACAATTTTATGATAAAGTTTATATTACAAAACCTCTTTTATCAAGACCTTCTAATTCTGAACGTTATATTGTATGTTTAAATTTTTCTTCAAAAAGTAAAAATTCAGAAAAATACATGGATAAAATCTTTCAAATCATTACAGAAGCTAATTCTGATACTAATTCTGACAAATATTTAGTTGATATTTTTCCTGAATATCAAATCAGTCCTGAACTCGATATTGTTATTAAATTATCTTCTACACAAATGTCAAATGAACAACATAGACAAATTAATGAAATGGTTAGCTATTTTAATGATGGTAATTACTATGGTGATGCTTATCGTAAATATTTAAAAAATAGAAGAGATGCAAATGATTTATGGATTAGTACCTTTTATCCAACTTCTGTTTCTGAATTTAAATCAACACGAAATAATATATCAACTTTGATGAACATAGATTTAAATAATGTTGGAAAAACATTAAATTATTTAAAATCAAAATTAGAACTTGTAAAATTTGATTTGGATTCAAATAGTATTGGCTCTCTTAATGATATAGCTTCTAAAACTAATATTAATTCCAATTCAGATTCAGCAATTGGATCAGAATCAGAATCAGAATCAGAATCAGCTAACAAAACTACTGCAAAATCTGCTACCAAATCTGCTAACAAAACTACTACCAAATCTGCTACTAAATCTGCTACAAAGTCTGCTACTAAATCTGCTACAAAGTCTGCTACAAAGTCTGCTACAAAGTCTGCAAAGACTGATAATAAATAAAAATATAATTTTATCATCTCATTATGATGTAAAAATAACTGGTTGACATTTCCATCCATCATATTTTTAATAATATTATTTAATATTATTAGAACTAGTGAAACACGTAAAAACAATTCAAGATTATTTACAATATGTTTATTACTCATTTAAACATTCTGAAATTAATAAGTTCGACCCAAAAATAAAAAGAATCTGTTTATCAGAATCTTCACATTGTCCTGAAGTTTATTCACAAGGTATGTTGGGTTCATGTGTTGTTAATGCATTTTGTTTTATATTAAAATATAAATTAAATACGATGCATCAATGTAATTCAATTCAAGAGTATTTTAAACCATCAAGATATTTTTTATATCATTATTCATGTTTGGAATCATATGGATTGATTGGTATTGTTAATATTTTTACAAATACCGAGCATAAAGGCGGCGGCGGTACATGTCCTTTTTTATTATTAAATACTATTAATAAACATGGTATTTTGAATGAACAACTATGGGAATCAGATAACATAAAACAATTTGCTTATTATAAAATGGATCCAATATCAATTGAAAAAAAAAATTCATATGAATATGTTATTCCGAAAAAAACTTTTTTGACAAAAATTGCTAAATTTTTTAATAAAAAATATATACCAATTGGTTTAGCTGTTGATAAAAATGAATTATCTGATGCAAATAAATGGAAACACAAAATTATTTTTAAAAATATAAATATAGATAATAATCAGATAATAAATTTTAAACACTATTTACAAAATAATAATCCAATTATGATATGTATGTCGATAGATGGCGAACAAATGAATAATTATTCTGATAATATTTTTTTTTCAGGATCATCAGAAAATCCGATACAAATTAGTTTAACGAATAAATGCGAATTTAAATTAAATTGTTTGCATTGTATGGTTATTGTTGGTTATAACGATAAATATAATGCATTTAAAGTATTAAATTCATGGGGTAAAAATTGGGGATATGGAGGTTACTGTTATATGTCATATGATTTATTTAATTTATCCTTGGTAAAAAAAAATTTAGTTACTTCTGCAACAATCATTGATCGTATATTAATATAAAATCTTTATCTAGTATTATCTAATTTATTTTTTACAAATTTATTGTGTAAAATATGTCCTAAATCATTTCGCGCATCATTTAATGATTTCTTTCCTGAATCAATATCTGCAATATTATCTAAAAACATATCTAATATTGATAAATCTGATCCACTAATAATCATTTTAAATAAAAATGGATATTCGTCTTTAAACGCTGGAACAAAATTGTCTAGCTCTTTCTCATATTCATCTGGATGGAATTTTTTTAAAAACTTCATATTATCACTAGCCATTTTCATTTGAAGAAGTTTGACATATTGACCAATTAATTGTTTAAAATTTGTTGGATTTGGTTTAGGAGTTAGTGTAGTGTCTATAATATCTTCAGGATAGGTATATTCTGAATTTTGATCATTTGCTGAACCTATTGTTGTATTAGTTTTGATATGATCAGTAATTAAATCAGATTCAGGATCTGTATCAGATTCAGGATTGGAATCTGTATTTGAATAAGATTGATTTAATAGATTTTCATTATTTTTGGTATCTGCCATAATTAAATTAATTGTATAAGATTATATATTAGTTAATGATTTAAATAGAAAAAATTTAACAAAACTAAATTAAAATTCAATAAAAATTAATTTAGTTTTTTTGTAGCTATATAACAGCAATACAGAAAAACAGAACTATTAATCCAAATCGTTAGACCATTAATAATATAAAATATTTTGGGGGGATTTTTATTTTCTAGATACATTTCATTTACACCATATAAAGAACATGATAATAATAATACAGAAGAAAATAACGATGTAGAAAAAATTATTGCATTAAACAATTTGCTTATTATAAAATAATTTTTAATACAGATTTATATCTACAATATCATTTTTCAATTTTATATATTATGATCTTATTGGTGAATTTATTATGTTAGATTTATAATATAAAACAATGTTTGATCAAAATACTATTGTTTGTTTAAATGAGATTAAGTATATTGTTGTGTGGCAAGTTATTTGTGCATTTTCTATTATTTTATACGGAACATTTCGTTGCAGAAATAGATGGTTTAAAGATCCATTAATGGCAAGAGTATCTAATAATAAAGCTATTGAAGGTTATACTGATGGATGGGCAATATCACATGTTATTTTTTATATGATACTTGGTTATTTATATCCGGATAGATGGATGTACATGTTTTTATCAGGAATTGCATGGGAACTTATAGAATCAAGATTTGAAGATAAACCATTTTATTTGAGTTCATGCAAAGGAAGAGAAAATGAAAAATGGTGGTATGGTAGATATGAAGACATTATATCAAACACCATTGGAATGATGATTGGTATATGTTTAAGAAAATATAAGATAAAGGATCAAATATTATCGACCTTTAATAAATTATAGCTAGCTTATTTACTATTTAAAAAATTCTGTTTGGTATTCCTAATTTACGAATAGATGATAATGGATATCCAATAAATGGACCACCTACAAGAGCAGGAGCAGGTACTATAGCAGGCAGTATTGTTATACCAAGTTTTTGTAAACCAGTTGGTCTAGTAATAAGTTTATGAATGGATAATAAAGGATAAATAGAAGGAACAAGAGCAACAGGAGCAACCACAACAGGAGCAACAGGAGCAACCACAACAGGAACAACAGGAGCAACAGGAGCAACCACAACAGGAGCAACAGGAGCAACAGGAGCAACAGGAGCAACAGGAACAGGGGCAACAACTGGACCAGGCTGTTGAT